TCGTGTGCAGGTTAAGCGCAGAAAAAAGATTGCAGGATTTTTAGATTTTAAGAATGCGGATGTAGTTATGGTCCGCCAAGATAGAAAGCCTTGGCTGTGGATAGTCAAGCATGAGTGGATGAAGAATTTATTTAATAGCGGGGTCTTAGAAACCCATGAACCCGAAAATGGCGTGTCTAATGATCGTGATAGTCGTGACCCCGCTAAACTATAAGGAGAGAGAATGCCATATCCAATGAAACAAAACCCAAAAGCAGCAATGGTTGCATTAGTTAGTGAATGTATCGATAATGCGCTCAAAAAGGTGCTTGTAAGCGAGGAACAGAGATTAGACGTATGTATGGATGCTTGCGATGAAATATTAAGGAGAATAGAAAAGAAAGGAGAGAAAGAGTGAAAAAAAGATATTGGGCAACACCACCAGAGATGATGAAAGAATTAAACGATGAGTTTGATTTTGATTACGATCCATGTCCACATCCTAGACCAGAAGGTTACGATGGTTTGGAAGTAGAATGGGGTCAGCGTAACTATGTAAATCCACCATTTGTTGGTGGCGTTATGAAATGGGTGCGTAAAGGTATGGAAGAGCATCAAAATGGTAAATTAGTTGTGTTTATATTACCGATGTTTGCTTGTCGTGGTATTGCCGTATTATGTGAGTATGGCGCAGAAATCAGATACGCAGGCCTGCCACAATGGTTAGCGTTAGAAGATGGAGAACCCAATCCTGCAAAGAAGTTTGATAGGCAGCCTTGTGTCTTATTGATATTAAGGCCAGAGAATCCAAAGTGTATTATGTGTGAAGATTCTTTGTGTGAACATTGTTTGGAGAGTAAAAATGAAATACGATGATTATAATAAGTTCAGAAAGAAGTTTTTTAATATCGCAGCGGAGATAAGCGATAATAAATCAATAGAATATACCATTAGCAATGAAGATAAATTCTACAATTTCAAGCACGTTGCGGAACGACTTGGAAGCACAGCAAAGCAGGCAATGATGGTCTATATCTTAAAACATGTCGATGCACTATGCAACGATGCAAAAACAGGCAAGACCTATAGTGATGAAACCACATACCAAAGATGTCTTGATGTGGTAAATTATATGGTGCTGTATGCAGCCTTAGACTACGAGGAACAACCACATGCAAATAACACTGAACTACCTGGAAGCGCAGATAGCGGTGCAGACAGGAACAGCGAGAATGCTTCAGAACCAGACCAATGGAGTGATCTCACGCGGACCGCGCAAACTCGAACCTGACATCAATGGTGCAGGTGGCGAGATTGCAGTATGTAAATACTTTAATAGATACCCCGACCTCAGTATTGGACCACATTTTAGTGGTTACGACCTCAAAGTCAAAGGTAGGAAGGTTGACGTTAAAACCACCACCTACGATCCAGGATACTTACAAGCTAAAACTAAAAAAAACCCAAGCGATTGTGATGTTTTTATTTTGGTACATGCATCATTTCCACGCTTTACAATACTTGGTGGTGCGCAATCAGCGGACTTACTACAACAAGTTAATATCCAAGATATGGGTTATGGTGCAAAATACATACTGGAGCAAAGTCAATTACAATCTATGGAGTTGCTTTTTGCATAGTCTTAACAAAGGCGCACTTGGCGAGCTTGCGGTACAAAAAGATTTGATACGGCAAGGATATAATATTTACGCGCCAGTAGTGGATGTTGATCAAGTTGACCTTATTGTAGAATTAAAAAGTGGTAGTATGAAAAAGGTACAAATTAAAACAGTAATGACATTAAAACGTGGCACAGCAGTAGAGGTAAACCTTACTAAGTATAAAGATACTAATCGTATTGACGTAGTTGCAGTATACTTTTTACCTAAAGATATAATTGCATACTATCCATACGATAATAAGCATGCGCTGAGTCTTGCGTTGACAACTGGCAAGAACAATCAAACAAAAGGCAGGAAGTGGTTCTATTCATATGAGCGGTTTCCTGAGTTTAGCTGATGGAAAGACATTACGCAGGCAGTGTGGCTTATGACAATGAGCATGATGAATGGGAAGATGCGCAGTTTATGGCGTTTTCTATTGAAGACTTATGCAAAGATATGAAAGCCTTCATGGGTCGTAGGAAAAATGCAGAAGTGTTCTTTGCTGCGTATATAGATGGACAAGGCAAAGAGAATGATATTACTGAAAAAGTAAAGGAATTAATTGATGAATAACTTTATTGTATTTGGCAGGCGTAAAAATAGGCCAATAAAAAAACTACGTCATAAAAAAAACTTAGATGCGGAGCTTGCAGATAAAACTATTTTTTATTGCACAGAGTGCAAGCGGTGCTATGAACCATCCAGAGTTAACTGGCATAAACGTACAGAATATTATGAAGATTTTGTCAGCTATGGAAAACCGAGAAAGATTTGTAAAAGATGCAAACCCGACAAAAGTGCGAATGCATAGAAAAAGGATGACATTGGCTTGGTGGACGCTACCATGTCGGGTTTAAACATGCTCGATTTATTCAGTGGAATTGGTGGATTCCACGAAGGCTTTAAGCGCGCAGGCTACCAGTTTGACTGGGTGGGTTTTAGTGAGATAGATAAATATGCCAGCGCGGTGTACAGATATAAATACAGAGAAAGTGAGGAGCTAAATGACATTAAACTTATTCGACCAGGAAAAGATACGCCAGATAACATTGACATCCTTTGTGGAGGATTTCCATGCCAATCATTCAGCATGGCTGGCAAAAGAGCAATTGATGACACCAGAGGTACTCTCTTTTTTGAAATTGCACGGCTTTTATCTTTTTATCGGAAGAAGCAAAGACCGATCCGATGTCTGGTACTCGAAAATGTTAAAGGTTTACTTAACCACGATGATGGACGCACATTTGCTACAATCTTCAGAGTTCTTAATAACCTTGGGTATACCATTGAGTTCCAATTACTTAATTCTAGGAACTTCTCAATCCCACAAAGCAGGCAGCGAGTCTTCATTGTCGGATATATTGGAGCAGGACGTGGACCGCAAGTATTTCCTATCAAACAAAGTGTTAACAACGCTGATAAATCACAAACAGAAACATCAAGAAATGAACAACGGCTTCGGCCCGACAATACACAGATTGCACGAACAATAAGCGCAAGATATTATAAGGATGGATCAGAAAATTTATTACTGCATGACAAAGAAATTGTATATGGTCAAACGCATACCAATGTGCGCAGATTGACACCAGTTGAATGCAATCGTTTACAGGGTTTCAGCGATAAACATAATAAGTATGGTATTATTGATGATAAAGTAGTAAAGATAAGCGACACACAAAGATATAAGCAGGCAGGCAACGCAGTTACAGTTAATGTAGTGCAGGCGATTGCCAGAATAATACAAGAAAAGGAGATAATATGAACTATTGGTTAGAATCATTGCAGGAGAACGCGTTTGACGTGTTTATTGTTACCATAGTCATTGTATCTATCATTGCATATCATTATTTACAGAGATGGTACTTTGCAAAGAAGATCAAAGAGATAGAAGAGCTGTTGATGGACATATACGATGAGGTTATACGATGATTATGTTTGATATAGCAGAATGGGTAGCTAATGTCCTAGTGCTTGGCCTAGGCTTGTTTTTCTGGGCATTGGCATTTGGAGTTGCGTTTTTAATAATAACCGAATTAAAGGAGAGATATATTAATGAGTAAAACAAAGTTACATGGTCAAAACTACGTGCTGAAAGACGGCAAACGCGCAGCAAGTGTGACCACTATCATTAACAATCAGTTAGGATGGAATAAGAATACGCTGATTGCATGGGCCAAGCGTATTACTGCGCAGGGCGAAGATGCGGATGCAGTGATGCGAGAAGCGGGCCACATAGGTACATTAACACATATCCTTATACAAGGTTATCTTCAAGGTTTTGATGTAGATACGCGGGATTATACACCAAATCAAGAAGAGCAGGCACTAAAAGCATTCTTTGGATTTAAAAAATGGTATGATAAGGCAAACTTTAAGGTACTTGCTGCCGAGCTTGCGCTGGTAAATGAAGAGTTACGCGTTGGCGGTACAGTGGATTGTATAGGCAAGATAGATAATGAGCTTGTTGTGGTGGACTGGAAGACGAGTAAAGGCGGGCCATACCCAGAGATGATGATTCAATTAGGTGCATACACGATGATGTATGAAGCTGCGCAGCCTAAAGCAGATGTCAAATACGGTATTATTATGCGCTTTGGTAAGGAAGATGGAAAGTTTCATAAGCATGTCATTGATCGTGATAAGTTGGATGCGGGTGCGCAGGCGTTTCGTCATTGCTGTGCGCTGTATAACTTACGTAGGAAGTTTTGAGGAGTGCATCGGATGTCTTCTCTCGCATAAGCAGTAATGGTAGGCGCGCCTGGTGTCCTGAGTGTGACGATGGTACATCACGCAAGCAAGGCACAGTGCAGATAAATGGTGAGTATGCCTACTGCCATAAGTGCCAGTTTAGTTGGGATTTTAGCGAAGAGAAGATACAAACCCCGCGGGTAGAATATAAACTCACTAATACTAAGGTAAAAGTTGAGTCAAAAGAGGTTAAAAAGAGCGGATATGCGCAGGCCCGCGCTACGTTTGTTGCTCATTGGCAAAAGGCTGTAGACGAACTTGAGTTGCCTTGGAATGATAAATGTCTGGACCTACCAATAGGTGTCAGGCGCGATGAAAAGAAGAATGCGCAGTTGGTGTTTCAGATCAATGAGAATCATGTAAAATTTCATAAAGGACCGCAGTTTGGTGACGCAGAATGCAAGGTATTTGAGACTCCGCATCTATCTCTCTCCAGCCTTGTGATCTGCGAAGGTGAAAAGGACGTTGTCACCGCATACTGCAATGGCGCATCCGCCTTGACATTTACGTCAGGTGCGGGTGCGCTGCCTGCCAAGATAACCTTGCCGTCTAGATATAATAAGGTATACATAGTGTACGATAACGATGAAAAAGGCGAGCTAGGTGCGCAAAAACTGGCAAAAAGGCTATATTCTCTAACTAAGGTGCAATTGTTGAAATTGTATGTAATGAGGTGGGAAGATAAGCCTTCAAGGTATGATCTTACTGATTGGTTTAGTGATGGGCATAGTTTAGATCAGTTGTTGGCGCGTTGTGTGCGGTTTGGTGATAAACCAGAGGATATTGGTGGAATGCGCAGTTTTAGTCCTTCGCAGTTTGCAAAAACATTTGTAAAGATGCCAGAACCCATCATTGATGATCTGTTTTTTGAGAAGGATATTATGGGCCTTGCAGGCGGTACGAACGTGGGCAAGTCGGTGATGAGCTTGCAGTTGTCTACGTGTTTGGCGTTAGGTGTGCCGTTTCTGGGGTTTAGGATACCGAAGGCAAGAAAGGTTATGCATGTGCAGTTTGAGTTGAAGGACGAGAGTTTTAAGCAGTTGATTGAGCGGACCGCAATGCATTTTGTTGACAAGTATCCAGTGGAAGCGGAGCGGTTTGAGCAGAATCTTAGTATTTTAAGCAGTGGGCAGGACAATGTGTTTACCGATAAATGGGAAGAAATGGACGCAAATTTGACGTTTGACCCTTGCGAGGTGCTGGTTGTAGACAACTTATATACGAGTACCAATAAGAATGTGAGTAAGAATGATGATGTTATGGACTTGCTGCGTACGATGGTTAATTTAAAGAATAAGCATAAGGTTGCTATTTTAATTGTGTCGCATCATAAGAAGATCGGGGAAGCGTGTCCGCTTGATGTGAGTATGATGTTGGGCGGTAGTGCGTACACGAATCATCTGGATGGGATTGTACAGCTTGCGAGTAGTCAGCGTCTACCTGGATTAAAGGTGATGAAGATTACGAAGGTGCGCAGCCAAAATGATCTGCATGGCGTGCCAGTTGGAGTTAAGTTGCATAATGTTAGTGATGGGTCATTATACTTTGAGTATTTGAAGCCGTTGCCAAAGAATGAAATGTTTTGGTATACCGATCCGAAAGAGTCAGTGGAAGAAAAAGTGTTGCAGGCGATTGCGACAGAAGGGCATAACTTTAGCAGAGAAATGTTTAAAGCTGCGCTGGATTCGGTGGTTGGAGTTGGTAGCAATACTGCGGTTTCAAATTGGTTGGATCGAATGATTAACCAAGGCTTAATTAGTAAGATTGGTCATGGTCAATATCGCAAAATGGAAACTGAATTGGATAGTTTTAATGATTAGCGCGTGCAAAGAAAATGCGGAATATGCGGAATATGCGGAATTTCAAATTCCGCTAGGCGGTGAAAAAAAGGAATATGAGAAACTGTAGTTATAGAGGAGAGAGAGAGTCAAATTCTTCATATTCTTCATATTCCGCTTCTCAGGTACTCTAGTGATTTTAGCTCAAAAATGCTCACTTAGTAAGAAAAAGGACAAATCCTGCGAATTTGTACAGATTGCTAGTGATGGTGAGCGTTGCGCGCTGGTTTTGGAGTGGTACGAAGACACCAGAGTTTGTAATTTAGATCGGTGCTGGTTGCGTATGTGGACGCGTGACAAATTGGCGTGGCGGAATAGAATGCTAAAGCAGAAAAAAACCCTGAGTGAATAATATAATGAACCCTGCAAACCAGATATAAAACCCTGCCCAGGTAATATAATAAGGAT